CCGAGCTTACCGATGCCCGAAGTGTTTACCCAAGGACAGAACTGATAGGCCAAATGCTCTGAGAGAAAATCCGGAATCGACCACCTCTCTACCATATGTCTTAGGAGAGGGGGGATCCCGTAAAGGGAACTCCCCGCCTCTAAGCATAGGTGCAGAGAGATGGGCGATACTTCCTCGCCTCTAAGGAATAAGCGTTTAGCGAATTCCCCGGCAGAGGTATCCTTATCAGAAACCAGACTCTTATCCTTAGATATCGGGACATCAAGTCCCGACAGGATTGAAGAGTACTGTTTTGCGACAAGGGCGTCAACTATGACAATGTCATCTCCCAGTATTTGGTAGTCCCGGAAGGGACCACGGTGACCGGCTTTAAGCGCGGCATACTGGACGATGAGGTGATGGCTCAGTGTGAATAGAGGCCAAGAAAGGTAGCTACCAAGGGGTTGCCCCACACTCCATTTAATTTGAGTGCTGGATCCCTTGACATAAAACTCCCTGTCACGAAGTAATTTCGAGATGAGGGGTTCTAGTTCCGGCCACAGAGTACCGCACACCTCCTTTTGGATGGCGTACGGGAAACGGTCTGTTGCAGACTTAAGGTCGAAGGAGTAAACCTCCTTCCCCTTACTCAGAGACATGATTCTTTTGAATCCCTTGTCCTGATCGTAAGTCGAATCGCAACCATCAAACATGGTGTTCAACAGTTGCATTACTGCATTGTGGAACGGTTTGAGGACCTGTTGTGTCCAGAAGTCTACTATGGCTATCGTACGTGTCTTCCCTCCCTTTTCGGGGATGAAAGAGATACGACCTGTGTACCAATTACCGTTTTGGTAATGGGCAACACAGTTAGCCATAGACATCCTTAGCGGATGTGATATTTTATTAGCTAATTCTTGCCAGGTCTCTAATAGACCAGATTGCTTAAGTGCCCAGGCGTCAATATGAGCCGAGGCCACAGCTAACCCATTGGGACCCTTACGGGCCCCGAATATCCAATTCCTTAAGGGAAGTGGTGGTTGCTGTTCTTTAAGCAGAGTTCTAACGAACGAAGCGAAATCACTGACAATAGCGTCCGAAAAGTTGGATGGAGAGGTTATTGGACTAAGGTCAGGCTTTGGTGTAGCTTTCTTGAGGGTGTATACCCTTAGGAGAGTGAGCCCGATCCTGATATCCCACTTATCCCCCTTTAAAAGGGGGATGAATGGTTTGATCAATTTCGGTATCCCTTCCTTCGTGGAGGATGTGAAAGGCAGTGGAGTAAATCTTTGGTTAAGTGCCACGAATGTGGCAATTCTATATATTTCTTTGTATTTTCGTAAAGTCTCGATCCGGCCTTCATGAACTTCATTCCTTTGGAAGGAGTCCAGGAGGGCAGTAAAGTGAGAGATGTAGAGGGAATAATCCTTCCGTACTAGTACACCAACAATGCTTAATATCATTTTGATAATTTTAAGTAGGGGACCATTATTCTTTGGTCCCATGGTAAGAGAGTCATATTTTAGTTTGTACGTGTTTCTTTTGGTCATGTTTTAAAGTATGATCATAGGGACATGTGCTCTCACGCTGATAGATGGATGCGCTGCTGTACAAATTATGATACGTGATT